ACGAAGCTGACAATAATCTATATCAGATACTATAACAGAACCTTGTTCGTCTGGGATTCCGAACGACAAAGCTTTATAGATTGGTTCTAAAAAAGTAATTTCAGTGTTTACCATTTTAGAGTTGTTAATTCCAGACAAAATAATTTCTTTTTGAGCAGGAAGCAGGTATTTTAAAGTAGAAGTTCTAGAAGTCTTTGGTAAAGCACAAATATACAAATTATTGAAATTACAAGAACTGGAGTAAGTTAGTTGATTGAAAACTATTTGTTTAAAAGCATCAGGAGATACTTGAATATCTTCAAAATATTTTAAATATTTTGCTGCATATTCCCAATTATTAAATATTTTTACATCGGAGATAAAGTTAGCAAAATTAACTCGTATAAATGTCTGATAATCTTGTTTTGTTACCAAACGATATTGACTCTTAAACTGAGAAGGAGCATTTCTTCTTATATTATCAACGCTTTCTATTCCTTTGGGTAAGGTTGAACCAGCACCGTTGTCAAACACTATATTTTTAAAATCAGCATTACTCATATAAATGAATTTTTCTTCATTTATATCATTTTGAATTTTATTAAAAACGGTTGTTGAGAAAATTACTGAGCCGTTTTTTGAATTTTTAAGACTATTTGGACCAACAATTCCTTTATCTCCAGAACTTTCAAGATAATATACAGCAATAAGATCAGATTCTTGCAATTTTCTGCCATTTATGTCGTCACCAAATAATAACTCATATCTGAGTTCCGAGTTTAATCTTTTTTCATATACTCTATCATATGTTTGTTCTAAATATAAATTAGGTACTTCTTTGTATTCTACCCATTTTTCTCGCTTACTTTCATAAACATATACGTGTATATTAAAATGATCTATAGGAATTCCATCTAAATTTAAGGTTAATACTTCATTGTCATCACCATTGGCTGTATACACCGGATATTCTCTAAAAATTCCTTGATAAAGAATTTTTTTGTTTGACAAATCAATAAGAGGTTCTACCGCATTATCTGTTTGAATAGAAAATGAAACATCTTCATTAAACGAAAACGGAGCTTCTCCAATTAACAGATAAGAATATTTAGGTATAGTGTAAAAACCTTGAGCAAATCCAACTGCAGATGCTTCAAAAGAAAGAGTAGATGTTTGATATCCTATAGGCTTATAGTCTAATAACTTTACTATGCGATTCATGTTTTCAAACAATTGAGCTTCAGTAAAAGTTGCTTCATTGCTTGTTTTGTGTAGATAAAAAATTAGTGTGTTGAAAACATAAGAAACAATATCTATAATGGCAGCTAAATTACTTCCAATGTAATTTTGATCTGTAAACACTCCTTGTTTGTTCAACCTCTCTAAAATTAAATTTCTCATTGCTATTGCGTCAAACGCAGCATAGCTATTTTTAGGAAGAGGAAAGTCTGTAGTAGTTATTGTTGTCGTGTCGTTCATTGTGTTATCTATTTCTTGAGCTTTCTACGAAAATAAAACTTTGTTTTTTAAGATCTAATTGTGTATTTACTGTTGCTCTTGTATTTAAGGTCGGCATTTGAACAATAATATCTATATCGTAAGTGTGAGTTTCTGGATCAGCTAACACGTTTACTTTAATTAATTTTACTCTAGGCTCATATTCTCTTATAGCTTGGGAAATTCTTTCTCCTAAAGTTTGACCATTGTAGTCAGTGCAAGGTTCAAACAAAAATTCATAAAAATCTAAACCGTATTCCGGGAACAAAAATCTTTGACCTTTCTTTGTATTGAATAGATTTCTGAGCGAATTACGAATTGCTAATTCGTCTAAAGAAACTTTTACGTCGTTTGTCTGTATTTTTTTTTCAAGAACTTGACTGTAATTTCCGTCTATAGCAAAATCTAACCATAAATCTTTATAGATATAGTCTTTGACGGAATAATCTTCAGAGATTTGTTTTAACTCTTCTATATGGATTGCCATAAAATTTACTTATTCAAAGATAAACAAGAAGTCGAAAGTTTTGGTTTGTTTGATTAAATAAAAATATGAATAAATTTGATGTCTTATTTGAGCAAGAGCTTGAACGATTTCAGCAAGGTGGTGTAATTATTGGAGATCGTGTTCGTTTTAAAAAGAATTGTTTGAAACTAGATTATATCAAAAACAGAGCACAATCATTTCACGATATAATTCGCTCATGCATGGATCCAAAATTTGACTTAAATCTTAGAGTAGGTGCTGTAAAGTCTATATATCCAACTTCTGCCACAAATTTTCAAGCTGGACAAAACGCCCCTGACGGAGTTTTCTTAGATATATATATTGAATATGCTCCGGGATTATATAGAAATCCAATGACCGTTCCTATTGAAGCAATTGAAGTAATAAGCGACGGAGTTAATAGAGGACCTGTACCAAAAAGTTTACGCAGACCAAATAAAATCCACAACCCAGAACCAATTAAACCTGTGCAGCAAGACATTGACTCGAATCTAAATTTAACAGCAGTAGACACAACTCTTCCTGGAGCAAACAAATGGGATGACACAAAGCCTGGCGGAGGAAACTTCAAGGTAAAAGTTAAAAATTAAACTAGCATTTTTACCAAAACCGTGTAATTTACTTACGTGCAACCTATGTTTAAAAATAAAATAATGACTCTTTTTTATAAGTTTTTAGTAATGTTTTTTTATCATATTGGTGATATTGTTTGCAGGTTTGACTCTGAATTAATGTGCAGTCTTTATCAGAAATCAATGAATTTATCTTTAAAGTACGACGAAAAAATTAACTGGTGGTTCTGGAAAGAACCTTTAAATAAAAGTAACAATTTATGAAAACTCAAGAAAAACCCAAAATGTTTGAAGAACAAATCTCAAGAAAGCCAAACTTGTATCCATGGACAGAAAAATACACAGAAGCTATTCATAATGGATTTTGGACAGATAAAGAATTCAACTTTAAGTCTGATATTCAAAATTTTAAAGTTACGTTAACAGAGCAAGAAAGACAGATTATTATACGTACTTTATCAGCTATCGGGCAAATTGAAGTTGCTGTAAAAACGTTTTGGGCAAAGCTTGGCGAGAATCTTCCACATCCTTCTCTTGCTGATCTTGGTTATGTTATGGCTAACACAGAAGTTATTCATAATAACGCCTATGAGAGACTATTAACGGTTCTTGGTTTAGAAGATGTATTCGAAGAAAATCTTAAACTCGATTGGATTCAAGGAAGAGTCAAATATCTTAAAAAGTACACTCATAAATTCTATAAAGATTCTAAAAAACAATATCTATATGCTTTAATTCTTTTTACTCTATTTGTTGAAAACGTTTCTTTATTTTCACAATTTTATGTTGTAAACTGGTTTGCTCGTTTTAAGAACGTGCTGAAAGACACAGATCAACAAGTAAAATACACTCGCAATGAAGAAAACTTGCATGCTTTAATTGGCATTCAGATTATTAATACAATTAGAAAAGAATATCCTGAATTATTTGATGAAGAACTTGAAGAAAGAATACTTCACGAAGCACAAGAAGCATTCAATTCAGAATCTAAAATTGTTGACTGGATGGTTAACGGCATACAAGAAGAAGGATTAAGTGCTTCAATACTTAAAGAATTTATTAAAAATAGAATCAATGAGTCTCTACAACAAATTAAATTTAAAAAAGCGTTCGACGTTGACAAAGAATTATTAAAGTCTACAGTGTGGTTTGATGAAGAACTACTCGGAGAGAATGCAACTGACTTTTTCCATAGCAGGCCAGTTGGTTATGCAAAGAAAAATCAGTCGTTTTCAGAAGAGGATTTATTCTAAACTATAAACCATATGCATAAAGACAATTTTTACTGGCTCAACAAAGATTCGCGCAAGTTTCTTGAACGTGGATATTTATTGGAGGGAGAAACCGCAGAACAACGAATTGAAGATATAGCTCAAGCAGCTGAAAGACAACTTCAAATTCCAGGCTTTGCTAAAAAGTTTGTGGATTATATGGCTTTAGGATTTTACAGTTTATCATCTCCAATCTGGTCAAATTTTGGTAGAAAGCGTGGACTTCCAATTTCCTGCTTTGGTTCATACATTTCAGATACAATGGAATCAATTTTGCACAAAATTGCAGAAGTTGGTATTATGACAAAACATGGTGGAGGCACTTCTGCTTATTTTGGTTCCGTTCGCGGACGTGGTACTCCAATCTCTTGTGGTGGAGAATCTACTGGCTCTGTACATTTCATGGAGCTATACAACAAGCTCATGAACGTGGTTTCTCAAGGCAATGTAAGACGGGGCTCATTTGCAGCTTACTTGCCTATTGACCATAAAGACATTGAAGAGTTTCTTCAAATTCGTTCAGAGGGTCACGATATTCAAGAAATGTCATTTGCTGTTTGTGTACCAGATCAATGGATGAAGGAAATGTTAGAAGGAGACAAAGAAAAGCGCAGCATTTGGTCAAAAGTTATTAAGAAGCGCTTTGAGTCTGGATATCCATATATTATGTTCTCTGACACTGTTAATAATAATGCTCCTCAAATTTACAAAGATAAGGGATTAAAAATTAATAACTCAAATCTTTGCAGTGAAATCGCTCTTTCCAATGACGATGAAGAATCATTTGTCTGTGACCTTTCTTCTCTAAATCTTGAACGCTGGGATGCAATCAAAGATACGGATGCAGTTGAAACTCTTGTTTTGTTCTTAGATGCTGTTATGTCCGAGTTCATCAATAAAACTGAAGACATGCAATTCATGGAAGCTCCCAGAAGGTTTGCTATCAATCAAAGAGCTCTTGGAGTAGGAGTTCTTGGTTGGCATTCACTTCTCCAATCAAAGATGATTGCATTTGAGTCATTTGAAGCGAAACTGCTTAATGCTGAAATTTGGAAGGCTATACGGGAGCGTGCTGATAAAGCCACAAAAGAACTTGCTGAGATTTTTGGAGAAGCTCCGATTTATAAAGATTCAAAAGAAAAAAGAAGAAATACAACAACTCTTGCTGTAGCTCCAACAACTTCTTCTAGTTTTATTCTCGGACAAGTATCTCCTTCGATCGAACCAGAAAATAGTTGTTATTATGTTAAAGACCTTGCTAAAGGAAAATTTACATACAAAAATCCATATCTCAAACAATTGCTAAAAGAAAAAGATAAAAACGATGATGAAACATGGATGTCAATTCTTTCTCATGGTGGTTCTGTTCAGCATCTTGATTTCTTATCGGATCACGAAAAAAACGTATTCAAAACTTTTGGAGAGATTTCTCAAAAAGAAATCGTCATTCAAGCTGCTCAGAGACAGAAACATATTGATCAATCACAGAGCTTAAATTTAATGATTCCTCATGACGCCAAACCAAAAGAAGTAAATGAGCTCCTAATTTTTGGTTGGGAACAAGGTATTAAAACCTTTTACTATCAAAGATCGTCTAATCCTTCACAAAATCTTGCTAGGTCAATTATGACCTGTAAATCTTGTGAAGCATAGTAATAGCTTATAAAAAAATTTAATTCCAAGTTGCCTAAAAAATATTACAACATAAATAAATCTAGCAATACACACACAATTGCTTTAGAAAGGAAACACACACATGCCTAAAAACGCTTACGAAATTCGCTTAGATGTTCTGCAGATGGCACATAGCGATGAAAACTTGAGATTTCTTGAAAAACTCAATAATCATCGAACATACGACCAAAAAGGACACATGATCAATCCTTCTACGGAAGTTATTGATGGATTATTTCCAAAAACTCAGGACATTATTAGCAGAGCAGAAGAGCTCTATAAATTTGTCGAAGATAAAGGACTTTAATTGAGTCGAACCCAAACCCTCTCTGGGCTACCAACCTGGGGAGGGTTTACTTTTTACTGTTGCAAATTTTAAATTTTAATTGATTATAAAATTTATGCCTAAAACTACTACAAAAATATACAATTATTTATGTGAGATAAGTTTTATATATTGGTTTCTTGTACAAATATAGTAAATAATTTAAGAATAGCCATAGCAAAGCTAGTAATATATATTGTATTTATATTTCAAAAAAAGAAAATATTATTTTAACAAGATAATCGCATTAAAG